ATATAGAATTTATACTTACAAAAGCAAAGTTGGCTAAAAGAAGGTTCGGAATTAATGGATTAGTGATAGACCCTTTTAATCAAATAAGTCCTGATAGAGATTACTCAAAAAGAGAAGATGAGCATATTAGGGATATAATAGCGAAATGTCAGCAGTTTGCTAGAAATCATAATATAGTTGTTTGGATGGTTGCTCACCCACATAAACTTCACAGAAATGATAGTGGAGTTATTCCACCACCTGATTTGTATCAAGTAAGTGGGTCAGCACATTGGGCAAATATGGCTGATGTGGGCATGGTAGTTCATAGAGATTTTGAAGAAGATACTACTAAAATTATTACAAGAAAGATCAGAGAACAAGGTGTTTATGGTAATATTGGTCAAGTATTATTTAAATTTGATAACGTAAAAAGAATATATGAGGAGCTTGAAAACTAATGAAAGTACATTTAACAGACATAGAAGACATTAAACCATATAATAAAAACCCAAGGAAAATATCAGATAAAGCTATTGACATGGTTGCAACAAGCATCAAAGA